ACAGGTGTGGATTATTATTTTCCACAACCTACCAAACCTGGCATGTGCATGATGCCATTGATTCCAAAATTGCGGGGAGCATGCATTTTGGGATTTCATTTGGCAGGACTTAATGGTAAAACTTATGGAGCCAGTGGTTTATTGACCCGGGGAATGGTTGATGATGCTGTTGCGCATTTAGCAAACAAGGGAGTTTTGCAAGCGCATTCCACTGGTGAAATGGTTACTGAAAAGTACGGCATTAATTTTGATGTCGTATCTGAGCCACATACCAAGAGTCCAGTGCATTGGTTGCAAGATGAGGAAGATGGTACACAACCCATCTGCCAAGTCTTTGGGCAACATGCACAACCAATTCGCCATTTCAAATCTGAAGTTCGTGAATCTCCAATTTCAAAGTTGGTGGAGGAAGAACTTGGTTTACCAAATAAGCACGGTAAGCCACAAGATATGAATTCTTGGCGACATTGGCAGAGGGACTTGGACTTGATGTCTAAGCCCCGTGGAATGTTTCGTCCAAAAATCATGAAGAAAGCTCGAACTGATTTGAAAATCATGATCGACAAGATTTTGGATGAACAACCGGATTTGGAAAAATTGATCCATCCTTATAGTTTGGATGCTGTTCTCGCTGGAGTCGATGGAGTTAATTCTGTTGATCGCGTGGATTTGAGCACATCTATGGGATGGCCTATCAACAAACAAAAGAAAAATTTTATTCGTGAGAGTTTTCGTGAAGTTGAAGGTATCTCATGTCCTTTGGACATGGATGAACAATTTTTGGAGGAAATGGTTCGCATGGAGCAATGTTTGCTGCGCGGTGAGCGTGTGCATACTATATTCCGTGCAAACCTGAAAGACGAACCGACCAAATTGACTAAGAACAAAGTGCGCGTTTTTGCTGGTTGTGAGTTTGCTTTCTTGCTACTTGTAAGGAAGTATTACTTATCACTTGTTCGAGTCATGCAGAAGAATTGGGAAAAATTCGAATGCGCGGTTGGTATTGTCGCTCAAGGTCCGGATTGGACCAAATTGGCCAATCACCTCACAAAGTACGGGAGTGAGAGAATGATTGCTGGCGATTACTCTGCTTATGATAAGCGAGCTTCACCAGAAGTGATGATGGCATCTTTTGATGTTATGATTCACATTGCCAAAAGGGCTGGATACAACGACAAACAATTGACAATCATGAAAGGAATTGCGACTGAAATTTGTTGCCCTATTTATGAATACAATGGAGTTTATGTCAACATGTTGGGATCAAACCCATCAGGACATCCATTGACTGTCATTGTGAACAATCTTTCAAATAGCTTGTATATGCGTTATACGTATTACGCGATGCATGAAGGAGAGAGGGTTCCGTTGTTCCATGAAAGAATTGCATTGATGTGTTATGGAGATGATAATGCCATGGGAGTGCACCCGGAGGAGAAGAAATTCAACCACACGAGTGTTATGAACGAGTT